TGTTACTGGTCGATTTAAGTCAACCTTTACCGCTGATTCGTGGAACAGATACTCTCTTCCATCCTTAACCGGAGGAGGGAATATCCTGCATTCGCGCACCCATCGACGAACTGTTTCAAGGCTTCTTGGGCGTCGCTGGCGAGCGTTCCACTCCTGAAGTGTCAAGTACATCGCAAAGTCTCCGCAATTACACGCAAGAAAAAACCGCCATCAGGCGGCTTGGTGTTCTTTCAGTTCTTCAATTCGAATATTGGTTACATTGTTTTCATATATGAATAAATAAATTAGCTTTTTTCGTTGCCTTCGCGTTCTTTATTAATTTTGACAAACTCGTTTTTACCACGCTCTCCAAATGCGTCTTTAGAGTCGTTGTATCCGCAATCGCAGCACACATAATCACCAGACCATCCACGCATTGTTTTTTCTTTTGCAATATTTCCAGAACCGCATTTTGGACAAGACATATCACTACCTCCAAAGCATGAGTGAGATGACAACGTAACATTGATTGGAGATTAACAATAGATTGCTGATGTAAAAGATATGTATAAGCTTCGCTTTCAAAGTGGAGGCTCTGGTAGCGGCATCCAGTGTGACGGTTTCCACGACGCACCAGGAATTATCCACCCATCATTAGCGTCAGGATGCCCCGGGATGTAAGTAGCCCATTTCATTCGCCAGTCACCTTTCCTGTCAAACTCCACGGCAACAAGAACGGCTGTTTTGGTATTCGGCATTCGCTCACTACAGCTTATCCAACCATCCGGAGTTACCGGAGAGTTGCCAGATAGCTCGTTCAACTTGTAAGTTTGGCTTACAGGTTCGGCACCATGAAGCATGGCGGCGCGGCAGGAGTTCCAGCCTCTCACCTCTGCAATAGCGGCAACAGCATCAACCGCGTACATGCTAAGAGGATTAGGCATTGGTTTTTCTTCCGGTACTACTGGCACTGGAGGGGCGGCGTATACTTCAATTGTCCCATTATCAATAGGCCATTCCCCATCCTTGATGTAGTCACTTGTGCCGTCAACTTGCTGTTCTGCAATGTGGAATGCACCTATTGGTTTTGCTTCCAGTGATGCCAGTGCAATTCGTGCCAGTTCCATTTGTTCGCCACGAGTAAGCCCGTTTTCAAGCGGATTTTTAATGAACAATTCAATACGTTCTTTGGTAATAGTGGTCATTTGTTAGTCCTTAAACTGCTAGTTGCAATTGCATTTCAAAGCGGTCGCGTTGTTCACAATACGCAAGAGAACCAGGGCTATTGTGTGCCTCAATCCGTTCTACCATTAATGCTGCGCGTGTCTCTTTACTTGCAGGTGCATAAGCCCCAGACCAGGCTTTATCAATACCGATGTTTCGAGCGACGTTCGTACTATCTGCGCTGGCTAAGGGTAATTTTGTGAATATCAGCGGATTTAACATGCGCAATCCATGTAGTTTCGTAACCGGCTGACCATGCCCATCAACAATGTGACGAATCAGGTCTTTCATTCTGGCTACCGCAAGAGTTGGGCGCTTTACGTCATAGTCGCCACAACTACCGATAGCCACTCGCGGAAACTCATTGCACAAATGAATAAATCGCTCGTCACTTTCATTCATGTGCCACACTGGAACGCCAGCTAGTTTTCCGTGAGGCCACTCATTCAGAAGCGCATCATTTTCCTCCTCTCCGCCATCAATAACATCCGGGATAATGGCAAAATCGAATCCTGGGTGATTCTTCCAGCGAGCAACAAACTCGTAGTAATCGCTCCAGTCGATTTTGTTTTTGCCAGCTGCTTTCCAGGCGGTGAATGCACCGTTGTCCAGCGCGAACGACTGACAGTATTCAGCCGCGAGATTGATCTGGCCTGAATGCGCAAAACTGATAAACGCATGTCGCCCTTTCCATGCTCTCATTGCGCACGTATCAGGAGTAATAGGCCCACCGTGGTAGTGAATCATCTCACTCTCCTTTGATGCGAATGCCAGTAGCGCGGATTGCATCGATGACTTCAGAAACTTTGTATGCCATTACCGTTTGGTAATCATCGTGAAAATCTGTTCGATGAAGCATGCTGCTACGTTCCGGGAGCAGTATTTCCCGCGCTTCCAGTTCTGCTATGCGCTTATTTGCTGCTTCCAGCTCAACGCGCAGCTTCCCTACCGTTAGCGCAATATCCTCGTTCTCCTGGTCACGGCGTTTGATGTATTGCTGGTTCCTTTCCCGTTCATCCAGTAGTGCCAAAGCAACCTTTGGATTAAAGGCAGCAATAAATTCAGCGTTGTTTTTCAGAACGTGTTGCGCAATGGCCTGACTACTTAGTCGGACCTCATAACCACGTGCGCCACGGTGTGGTTTATATGAGTCCCAGTCTCCCCACGTTGCTTTCTCTGCTGCCTCACGCAGTGCCTGATAGTCAATCTTGCTCACTGGTTGCCTCCTGCTTTTCTGCCTTCAACACCATGCGAGAACCATCATCCAGCTCCCACGCGATCTCACCACCTTCAGCCATGACCAGTCGCCACACCAATTGAGCAGCCTCATTGGTAACATCACGACCTGGATCATTGCCAACGCGCATACGTCCACCTTCAACATCGCGCATTTTTGCCAGCATGATAGTTTTTGATAGCGGTGAAAAACCAAGCTGTAGTCGTGCGGAATTACTCACTGGTTGCCTCCTTTGCGCCACATAGCATTCAGATATTTGTTGTCGTTAACAGAACCGAAACTATTTCTCTTAAGCAATTCCTCTCTCGATGGCATTGGCCTTACGCGTTGGCGAATAATCATTTCTGCCGGAAGAATGCCTGGATTGTATGCAAGTCCTCTCATGATTTACTCTCCACGAACTGGTCAATAGCCATGCTAAGTGACACACCTAAATTCTCGATATGTTGCTGAATATCCTGTAGCGTCTGCGCCTGAGATAACAGGATTTCACGGTTGCATAATTCTTTAACCAGATGCTCAAACTTGCTGTAATAACCGATACGACTTAGTGTTTCTTTCCCTGCATTCTCGCCTTCTTTGATAATTCCTCTTTCGCTAAGAATCAGATCGTGTTTGGTTCCGGTAATAACGTATTTTCCGAGGTCGATGTTTAGCTTCATTGTTAATTCCTCAGTCATTACTGATAGCGCCATAGCGTGAGCGGTAATTACGCAGGCGCGGGTCGATATATTCAGGGAAGTGGGTATATGTGGCTTTGCGGAATGGTCGGATTGATGTCTGGTAAATTCGCTCGCGTTCTTCTTTCTCTGCAAGCCATATACAGTGGCGAAATTCCTTTTCCTCTTTCGTTTCCTGCGGTAGAGACATTATTCGATCGTAGTTTTTTCTGAATTTATCCAGCACCTCCGATACGGAATTGCCGGAACAGCGGCGCGCGTCATCCGCACAATACAGAGGCGCTGGCATGATTTTCTCCTGATTAAATTGCGTGAATAGCGTGACGAGGGAAGGGGAGAGTTACTGGTTCCTCGTCTGGGTAGATAGGTTTGTTATGTTTGTGCCACTCGACATGACATGACTTGCAGAGCCACATCACATCGGTTGGTTTGCTGTAGTCGCAGTGGTGCGCCTGTGGTTTACATTCTGATCCGCAGCACTCACATTGTGGTGGTCGGATTAGCTTACCGTCGCGCAAAAAATTACCCACGATGATGTGGGCTTTTCTTTTCCATGGGTTGCTCTGAATGAACCGCTTTTTGGCTGCGTTACACCGTTCTCTGCCGCGTTCCGATGATTGATATTCTCTCCTTGCTGATACTCGATGTGGCAATCCCGCGCGCTCTTTGTCGTATTCAGCCAGGCAAGCCCGGCAAGCGGCAGTTAATCCATCTCTGGATGCTCTTCTGATTTGAAAGTCCTTTTCTTCCTTCTGTTGATGGCATCTTGAGCAGTTTTTCATATTCATCTCCTAGAACGGAATATCCGAATCGTCGAAGTTCATAGGTGGTTCGCTGTGATTTCCCTGCTGCAGAGGTTGCTGTCTTTGTTGCTGACCGTTATTTCGCTGAGGTGAAGACTGTTCATTGCCTCCTTGCTTGCCACCAAGCATTTGCATGGTTCCACCAACGCCTACGATAACTTCGGTAGTGAACCTATCCTGTCCGCTTTGATCCTGCCATTTTCTTGTCCGTAATTTGCCTTCAAGATAAACCTCTGAGCCTTTTCGCAGATATTCGCTGGCAATTTCTGCCAGTTTCCCGCTCATTACCACTCGGTGCCACTCCGTCTGCTCCTTTTGCTCTCCAGTTTGCTTATCACGCCATTGTTCTGACGTAGCAACTGTAAGGTTTGCAAATGCCGTTCCTGATGGTGAATATCTGATTTCTGGATCATGCCCAAGGCGACCAATAATGATCACCTTATTTACGCCTCTGCTTGCCATTTATGCCGCCTGTTTTAGCTCGTTAACTCTGATGTTCATTACCTGAACGCATTTAGCCTGCGCCTCCTCGTTGCCAGCCATTAATTGCCAGTCACGCTGATAACGCTCGATGAGTTTTTTCTTGTCAGTTTCTGTTGACGCATAATCGCTGAAGTCTTTCAGGATTTGCTCGCAGTCAACCGATGGAGATTTCTGGTTGGTATTTTCTGGTGATGGTTTGTTATCTGATGCTGGGATTGCCCATCCCGGAAGCGATGGAGGGAGCCAGTAAAATCCTGTTCCATCCTTCAGTTTTGCCCTGTGCCACCCCTGCTTTTTATCGAGAGATGTTTGTGCGAAACCTTCCTCAAGGTTATACAGATACCGACCGATTCCCCACTGAACGGCAGCACGCTTCATTGCACCTGAACGACCACCTTTGACGGCTTCTACCTGCGTGTTTTCAGCAGCATCCCATTTGGTTACCCATTCGGAATCAATCTTTATTGATATGCCGCATTCAACGCCGCCGTTGTTGGGAATATCGCGGTATTCATTGCGCCATCCTGCTTTGCCGCAAACATCGTCCAGGCGTTTCATGATTGCCCGGTTCGTGACATAAGCCAGCACCATAGCCCACACTTTGCCATCGCGTGTTTTACCGCTTTGCTGTATTCGCCATTCGATATCTTCAGGGCTGAATGGCTCATCGAATTTATTCAAATCCATAAATCACCTCAGAATGGACATGGCCCAAGAAAATAACGCTGATTTAATACTTCGACTCGGGACAAATTAAGGCATACCCGCATTCCTTCGCGGTCGCCATTATGGCGATACCAGAGAGCTTTCTGGGTGTACATGCGTCTCTGTAACTTGCTCTCCTTCACTGTGGTTGCAAGTGACATGAATATCTCCTTCGTTACCGATTAATTCTTTCATCTGACGAATGAATTCTTCGTCTGACCAGTTATCTGTAAAACTCATGGACGGCCTTGTTGTTTCAAAATATCCCAAAGCTTTTCGAGCAAACTTTTCATTCTTGGTTGTTTAAAGTCTGCTCCGGTTAAAATATTTTTTCGTGAATGCTGTACCGATAAAATCGGGTTGAAAGGGCGAACCGATGCCGCCCCTGCAATAGCGAACTGTTGCATAGGATGCTCCTTCTGTTTGATTGCATAACGAAAACGCCTCTAGTGAAGCGTTATTGGTATGCATATAAAAAAGCCCTCACATTGGAGGGCAAAGAAGATTTCCAATAATCAGAACAAGTCGGCTCCTGTTTAGTTACGAGCGACATTGCTCCGTGTATTCACTCGTTGGAATGAATACACAGTGCAGTGTTTATTCTGTTGTTTGTGCCAAAAATAAAGGCCGACTATGCGGCCTGAAATTACTTAACCAATGATGCTGCATATTCGATAAGGTAAAGTTTTGGAGCAAGCCAAATTTTCAGTCAGTCGAAATAATTGAAGAAAACAACAATAGAAGTAATCGCTATTCCTGATGTGACAAGTAGTGATAAAAGAACAATATCTTCATCATCTCCTTTATTCAATGCAAAAATCATCAGATAAACACACGCTATAATCACCAATACACAGATAGCCTGAATTCCAGCTGATGATACGGCGTGCCACATCAAAAGCTGATGGATGACATCAGGAATCTGTGCCTGGCTAAATGAAACAGCCGCGTCTATTCCATTACTGGCTTTTTGCAGTAGTTCTACGAGAATCTTGTTTGCTTGTTCTTCCATATCTCA